CAGCTATCGAAGGCGACTTCGACACTGGAAACGTGAGATTCAAAGCTAGAGAAAGATACACTTTTGGGTGGTCTGATCCTAGAGGAATCTTCGGAACTCCGGGAGCGGCGTAATTTAAGTAGATTTTCAATAAAATCACATTAAGGGGCGGTCTAGCATCGCCCCTTTTTTTTGGGTATAATAAAAACACTATACAATTAATTAATTGGATATCGACGCGTATAGTCGACGGCCTAGAGACGATATCTAAATTAACTAGGAGGATTTAATTATGGCAAGAACAACGTTTAGTGGACCAGTAAGATCCCTAAGAGGATTCTTAGGAACTGGCCCCCAAATGCAACAATCAATATCAGGTACTGTCGATGGCGGTACGGATATTACAGGTATTGATAAATACCAAGGGAAGTGTATATTGGTTACAAACAACACAACTGTTTTCAATTTACCTTCAATCATAGATACAGCAGCTTCTGCAGTAGCAGGACCTGATGATCCAAACTCTACAAACAGAGTTGGGCTGTACTATCAGTTCTTAATAACAGCAAACCTTTCAGGAAATACTTTTACTATCAATGCAGGAACTGCAGCAAGTAGAAGTACAGCTGATGTATTTAGAGGGACTGCCTTCTATAATAACACAGCTACTGACCCAGGAGTGGTAACTGCATTTAATGCAGGAGGTACCGACACGCTTACTATGAACGGTTCGACTCAAGGTGGACTTGAAGGATCATATGTTCAAATTAGAGCAGTTGACGGTTTAATATGGCAAATTGATGCTATGTTGGTTGGTAATGGAACATTTGCTAACCCTTGGAGCTAATAACTAATTAAGACTATCTAGGGCGTTATTGACGCCCTAGATCAACTAATTTAAGATAGGAATTATGGGATTTACAACAATTCAATCCACACAACTAGCCGCAAGTGGTGCAGTTGTGGGAGGCTCGGCTAGAGTCAAAAGTATTTATGTCGCTCATAGCGCTACTGCAGGAACAGTTCTTCTGCGAGACGGCGGAGCTACAGGTACTTTAAGATGCACTATTAATACGGCGGCAGCCATTGGGGAATATCAAACTATCATACCCGAACCAGGTATTCGTTGTACAAGTTCGTCGGGACCTTATGTCGCCATTACTGGCGGGGTAAGCTTTGTCACCGTTTTCTACGATTAATCAATCACACTATAAAGGGAAACAATGAATAAATGTAAGGATTGTTTATGTAATTGTCACTGTAATGTCAGCGGGCATTCAGATGCTAATGGCGTTTGTCCCTGTGAAAAATGTAATTGTAATCCTCAAGGAATTGTAGTAAATAATGACGAGTGTCTATCGTGTCAATAGATCGAAAAAAATGCTGTGATACGCACTCAAAAGAAAAAGAAGAAAAAGGCGAGTGCTGTCAACAAGAAAATCAAGAACGTGCAGAACAGCAAACATATGAACAAAGTTTTGTGACAATAATACCAAAGGAGCAAAATGAATAAAGTATATTTAGTACTTGCATTATTATTTGCATTAAGTGCCTGTTCGGTGGGCAAAAAATGTACCTATACACAAGATGGAACGAAACTCTCATCTTATGTATGGTTTTATAATGGTGACAAACCGATTGATTTAGACAAGAATAACTGTAATTAGGAGGAACCATGGAAAAAGTAAAACAAGTATGGGCATTAGCAAAAGCTAATCCAAAAACAGCTACCGCTGTAGTGGTAGTATTTGCTGCTATTTATTTTTTAGCAACGTAAGGATTTTATGATCGATGGCTTACCTGAATGCAAACATTCCGGTGCAATACGCACAGGTCAGAAAAGAATATCTCTATGATCTTAAAAGTCATCACGGAGAAGTGGAAGACTGTGTTATCTTCGGCCTGGCATCGATGGCAGGAAAAGCCGTCTTATTTCATTGCTTGTTGCCGAACGGTGCAGTCTATTACCGCCTTCCTATTTCAGCGTTCATTCAAAGAGCATATGATATATCACAGGTTCCTAGGATGCGACTTGATGAGCTGGAGTTATGGAATTCTTTTAGTTATTATCCTGCTGTTACTACTTTTGATTTCTTAGCCGGCCAAGAGTGTAAATATTTAGGTAAAGATAAAAAATTCTATACAGGTGAATATCTTTTCACTATCGATTGGGCTCATCCCGAGCCTAATATACTAGATGTAGATCATTCAGAAATTCCTCACGAACATAAGTGTGGGCATTTTATAGCCTTAGCTAATGGTAATTATGCTATTCAGCCTAATAATCGTATATTGTGGCATCTTAATAATTTTACTACTAAAAAGGAGTGGCCTGATTATAAGACTCAAACCTCTGAATGGAACGTGGAAAATAAAGATTGGAGCACAGATGATACTGACCGTATGTTCTATGATATAATCAAAAAAAATGGCACTTAAAATTTCAGAAGAAGCGGCCGTTCAAATGCCGATGAAGACGGTAGCCTCCCTGATCGCCCTCGTGGCTATTGGGACTTGGGCTTATTTCGGGATCATTGAGACTCAGAACAAAATTAATACTAAGATAGAGATATTCGAAAAAGATTTAGATATGAATACTGAGTTTAGAATCAAATGGCCTCGGGGCCAAGCCGGATCGCTTCCCCAGGACCAGGAACAATTCATGATGATCGAGGATCTTTACCGGACTACCGATCGGTTACAGAAGGCTATTGAAGATGGAATGCACAATAAAGTTAACATAGAATTTTTAACTAAACAGATGAATAAAGTTCTAGGGGATATCGAGAAACTTAAAGATAAACAAAGAACCTTTGGAACTAATGGAAATGGAGCACATTAATTGGAAACAGTAGTAGCATTATTAATGTTTGTAAATTTTGAAATCAAGGAACACCGTATTCAACCCAATATGGCTATCTGCCTTCGTGGAAAACGTGAAGCAGAGAGAACCTACTCTGATAATGTGACTTATAAATGTATTAAGACTAAAGCTGAAGTAAAAACAAATAAAGATGGCTCACAATATATTATGAAAATTATCTTAAAATAATGCAACTATCCAAGCATTTTAAATTATCGGAATTTACCAAGAGTCAGATTGCCGCTCGTAATGGGCTAAAAAATCTTCCTGGATCTGGTGAAGTCAAAAATTTAGAGAATGTTTGTTATGAGATTTTAGAACCTGTCCGAGCAAAATTTGAAAAGCCCGTCCTTATAACGTCGGGCTTTCGTAGTTTAGAGGTGAATCGTAAATTAGGTAGCAGTGATTCAAGTCAGCATTGTAAAGGGCAGGCAGTCGATTTCGAAATTGTAGGAGTTGCTAATATTAAAGTAGCTTATTGGTTACAAGCTAATGTGGATTTTGATCAACTCATCCTCGAGTACTACCGACCCGACGACGACCAGCATGGCTGGATCCACGTATCTTATAATGAAAAAGGAGCCAATCGAAAAAAGGTTCTAACTTTTGATGGGAAGACTTACGAAGATGGGCTCCCTGATATACAATATAGAAAAGGAGAGATTATTAACTAATGGCAATATCACGATCATCAATGCCTAAAGAGCTCAAACCAGGACTAGGGCGCAACTGGAGGCGTGATCCGTATGCCAAATCGCTTGAATCTAGACTGTACAGAAGCAAAGTGATAAACTCAAAGAAGTTGTACAACCGTAAAAAGGCGTTCAACTCGTAAAGAGAACGAAGGCAATGGGGCCCCAATATGGCAGAAAGTAAAGCAGATACAAAAGGCGTTAATCTACAGCTAGATAAAACCTTTAAAAAAGGTTTGAAGATAGGAAAAAACTCTTATCTTAAAGACTGGAATATTGGTGGCGATCTCTTTTTGGGTGAAACAACCGAATCAGGTAAATACAATGTGAATCCTGAAAAAACTAAAGATTTTAGTATTAGTGCTGGAGCAACTACAAAAAAAGGAACTCAATTTGGTATAACTCACAGCCGAACTGAAGCTGACTCAAATGAATATTATCCCGAAAGAAAAACAAGAAGTACTATTTTCACTATTAAGAAAAGTTTCAATAAAGGTGGTCCGATTAAAGCTAGTAAAGGAATTAGCATTAAGCAAGAAGTGGAAAGAAGAATGAAGGAGGAAACTCCTAATACCTATTGGTTAACTAAAGGAAAATTAAGCTTAATAAGAAGACATCTTCATAAGAAACAAATTAAAAAAGAATTAGCAGGCTACCCTGAACATTTATCCCCATCGGCTGTTAGAAAACAAAATAAAGGTGGAAAAGTTAAACAAGCTTATTTAGGAAGCTTTATTGAGGGTGGTCCAGGCTCTAACAAGACTTATAGAAAGTACTATAAGGGGATGATATAATGCCTTTTAGGTCAGAAAAACAAAGAAGATATTTATGGGCTAACGAACCTAAAATCGCGAGAGAATGGACTGACGAATACGGCAGTAAACCCGTTAAAGCGAAGGCAGGAAAATATCAGGAGTTTAAACATCCTGAGCACGACGTTAAACCCCTTGAACACATGGAGGATAAAGTGTCATCAAAAGAACGTATTGAAAGATTATTACAAGAGAGAAAAAGTAAAAAAGAAAAGAAAAAACTAGTCAAAGAGGGACCACATTATGTTCCAGGCTGGAAACCGAATTTGTCTGTTAAAGCAGCAGAAGGCGAGCTGATTAGACAAAAAACACGAGGCACAGGCGCAGCCGTTAAAGGCGTTGAACACTATACGATGAAAGGTATGCCGACAGCTTACCAAGGACAATTAATTCAAGCTCCTACTCGAGGAACAGGAGCCGCAGTTAAAGGAACGGATCACTATATCATGCCAGGCATGGACGCAGCTAAGGAAGGAAAAATGATTAAAGCTAAAAAAGGACTTTGGGCTGGTGCTGCAACAAGTATGGGTGACAAACCTCCAGGTTGGGATGTTAAAAAAATAAGCGACAAAACTCACAAAAAATTAACGAAGTTATGGAAACATCGTGAAGCGGGTGTATGGAGTCCAGCAGCAGGAAAAAGATACAAAGAACATTTAAAAGGTTTGAAGAAGGCTACTACTAAACCTTCTAAATTTTTGCAGAGACCTCCTAAATTTAGTCGTGCTTTAAGTTCTCAACTTTTAAAAAGAAACATGACTTTAGGTAGAACTGCAAAATTAATACTTAAAAAAACAGCATTAGGCAAAGGGATTGCTGCCGCTACGGTGGTTGCAGGAGCTTATGAAGCAGGAAAGCGTAAGTTGTTTACTAAAAAAGATAAAAAGAAAGTTGATAAAAAATCCATCGGTGGAGAAACTGTCGTAATGAAAAGTGGCGGAGGCTACATCGACAATTTATTATAATGAATTATGGCGACATCAGGAACAACAACATTCAATCTAACAATAGACGATATTGTCGAAGAAGCCTACGAACGTTGTGGCATCCGAACCAATAGTGGCTATGATCTAAAAACAGGCAGACGAAGCCTGAATCTCTTACTTCAAGACTGGAATAATCGGGGCATCAATCTATGGAAAGTAGTATTGATTGCTCAAGCGTTAACAGCAGGCCAAAGTAAATATTCTTCTGACGCAGGAGTCAGTGATGTAATGGAAGCTTATATTTCTAATAATGCAACGTTAGTCGATAATACCAGTAGCTCCAGCGATGTTTCATTAACAAAAATTGATCGTTCAGCTTATGCAGCGTTAGCTGGAAAAGGAACACAGGCTCAACCTTCACAATATTTTATCGATCGACAAGGGGTGAACCCAGCAACTCCTCAAATTTATTTATACCCAAGTCCCGATGCGAGTACTTATACGCATTTAAAATACTATGCAGTGAAAAGAGTCGAGGATGCAGGAGCATACGGCAAGAATCCCGATGCACCTAATCGGTTTCTACCTGCGTTATGTGCAGGACTCGCTTCTCAACTGGCGCTTAAAAGAGCCCCTGACCGAATTCAAGCTTTAAAATTATTATACGAAGACGCATTACAACGAGCGTTAACGGAAGATGGAGCACGAACGAGTGCTTATATTTCTCCGCAAGCTTATTATCCAACGGTGTCATAATGGGAACATGGGCAACAGGAAAATACGCACAAAGAATTTCAGATCGTTCTGGAATGGCCTTTCCTTATTTGGAAATGGTTCAGGAATGGACGGGGTCGTGGGTGCATGTTTCAGAATACACACCGAAACAACCTCAACTCAATCCTCCGTATCATCGAGCCGATGCAGTGGCACTCCAACATCCTAAAGCTCAGAAGAAATCTGGAATTTTAGTATCTCTAGGACCTCAGTATTGGCCTGGACAATTTCTTACTACGAATCGTATAAACGTAAGTAATACAGGAGTGGTTACAGGAGCAGCAAGTATGATGCCTGCCGAAACTCCTACGGAAATGAATAATCAAAGAAAAGCAACTATGACCTTAGGGAGTGTAACCATAAGTATCACATGACGTATTCAGAACTGATAACTAAATTAAGAGATTACACAGAAGTCGGAAGTAGCGTTTTAACTTCCACGATTCTTGATGGAATTATTCGCGATGTAGAATTTCGTATTTTTAGAGCGGTCGATGCTGATTATTCTAGAAAATATGAAACTTCTTTAGTGACAGGATCCAATCGTTATATTTCACTTCCAACCGATTGTTATATTATTCGATCTTTACAACTTCATACTAAAACAGGTGATGCTGCCTTTGAACGAATTATGTTACAGAAAAGGGATACCAGTTTTATAAGTGAATATTATCCTTCTCCCACAGATACAGGAACTCCTAAATACTGGGCGAATTGGGATACTAATAACGTAGTCATTGCACCCACACCTGACGTGGTGTATGGGGTTCAATTGAACTATATCTTTACTCCAGAAGCTTTAAGTTCAAGTAATACAACAACAACGCTTTCGACTAAAGATCCTGATCTTTTACTCTATGGCTGTTTAGTCAATTGTTATGGCTATCTTAAAGGACCTATGGATATGTACAAGCTCTATGAAGAGAAGTATAATGGGGCTATACAAGCTTATGCTCTAGAACAAATGGGGCGAAGAAAACGTGGAGAATATACAGATGGTGTACCGAGAATACCGGTGCCATCACCTTCTCCCGAACAATGGAGAAACTTAAAATAAAAGGAATAATTTATGGCAATATCACAAGCAATATGTACAGCTTTTAAAAAACAACTTCTTGACGGTGACGCAGATTTTGACACTGGAGGAGATAAATTTAAATTAGCTTTATATTTAAGCACAGCAAATTTAAGTGCTTCCGCAACGGCATACACAGCTACTGGGGAAAGTACGGATACGGGCAGTGGAGACTATGCTGCGGGCGGGAAAGCATTAACCGGCCAACAAACTTCAGTCGCTACACTTACGGCTATTGTAGATTTTGCAGATCTTTCGTTTACGGGTGTTACCCTGACGGCAAGAGGCGCATTAATCTATAATACTTCATCAGCAGTCACAAATGCAGCAGTTGCTGTTTTAGACTTTGGTGGAGATAAAACTGCCACAGCAGGAACATTTACGATACAGTTTCCAGCCTTTACAACATCTGCAGCGATTCTAAGAATAGCTTAGGAGGTTTTAAATGGCGGCAGCACCATCAGGATGGGGCTCAAACGCATGGGGCGAACAATTCTGGGAAGATAACGGTCTTGTTATTAATTATGGTGCCTGGGGATCGCTCGTCGAAGGTTTTGGCGATGGAACGTGGGGATTAGGTTCTCAACTTTCCACTCTATCTACAAGTGCAGGAACAGCTATCGCATCGATTGATATCGACGTAGCTGCTACTGGAATAGCTTTAACTACATCTATTGGAACGGAAACCGTTAGCGCAGACGCTAATGTTACGCTTACTGGAATAGCTTTAACTGGTTCTTTGGGAACTGAGACAGCTCTTCCTAGTATTGACGTAGCGGTTACTGGAATCGCTTTAACTTCAAGTGTTGGTAATAGTAGTGTTACTGCTGACGGAAATGTTAGCGATAACGTTACAGGAATTGCTTTAACTGGTAGTTTAGGTACTCTCATCGGGGGTGGAAACGCTCTTGCAGAACTTACAGGAATTGCAGCTACAATATCAATTGGAGCAGAAGCAGTTGAAGCCGATGCCAGTGCTCCCGTGACTGGAATAGCTTTAACAGGTTCTGTAGGAACTGTTGATGCTATACAAGTTGTTAACCCTACAGGACAAGCTTTAGCTAGCTCTATAGGAACTGAAACAGTTGTAGCAGACGCTAATCTTACACTTACGGGAATAGCTTTAACGAGCTCTCTAGGAAATGAAACTGCGGTTCCTGGTGTTGAAGTGCCAGTCACAGGACAAGCTTTAGCAGGATCTGTTGGAACTGCGTATGTAGATGATGTAACCGTAGGACTTACAGGAATTGCTCTTACTTCAAGTCTCACGAGTGTGAGGGTATCTGCATGGTCGCCAGTGGTTCCAGGAGTTAGCAATACTTGGACAGAAGTAACTCCAGGAGTTAGCAATACTTGGACAGAAGTGGATATTGCAGCATAGGACAAAAAGGTGTCCAGTTGACAGAACACTAGGAGACATCTAAAATATTATTGAATCAAGGAGATTAAAAAATTATGCCATCAACATTTACACCCTTAGGCGTCGAATTAATGGTGACTGGAGAAAAATCCGGTCAATGGGGAACATTAACTAATGCAAACTGGAATCTCGTAGAACAGATTGCCAGTGGCTATAAAGTTCAAACACTTAATGCCGCAGGCTCAGGCGTCAATACAACTACTTTACCCGTTGTAGATGGAGGTACAGGAGCAACGCTTGCAACCAGAGTTATTATTCTAGGTGCCGTTTCTCCTCAAGCCATTACAGGAAATAAAACGGTAACAATTCCTATCGATGTTGAAAACTGGTATTTTATTAAAAATAGCACATCAGGTGCTTACACGGTTGAATTTAAGTATGCCAGTGGTTCAGGATCAAGCGTAACGTGGACAACAACAAAAAAAGACTGGAAAGTTATTTATGCGGCAGCTGATGACGGAACGAATCCAAATATTGTAGAAGTCCCACTAGGGATGGCTGACATTGTAGATGATACTACACCCCAATTAGGTGGTGATTTGGATGTTAATGGAAATTCGATTGTATCGGTTTCTAATGGTAATATTCCTCTAGCTCCTAATGGAACTGGAGAAGTTGTCATTGGATCAGGAACAGCAGCAGGCGATATTACATCGAGCGGAACTCAAGATTTAATTTTAGATACTAATTCAGGAACTAATTCTACTAATATTACTATTACGGATGGAGCAGGTGGAGATGTAACCATTAATCCAAATGGAGCTGCAGAGTTTGTACTCGCAGGAAATTCTGGCAATCCTGGAAAATTAGTTTTGGGTGCAGATACGGATGATACAGGAAGTTTTTCTGCAAGTTTTAGAGCTGGAGTTTTAACAGAGAGTACTGATTATGTTTTACCATTAGCCTATGCAACAACTACTGGTTTTGTTCTAAGTTCTACAGATGCAGGAGTTTTATCATGGGCCGAAGTGGCAGGAGGAACTTCTTGGCAAGCAGTCGTTACAGGAGCAACTCAAACTGCTGTCGCTGGAAAAGGTTATCCAATAAATACAACGGCACAAGCATGCACAGTTACCCTTCCGGCAGGAAGCGTAGGAGACGAAGTTTCACTTCTTGACTATGCAAGAACATTTGATACAAATAATTTAACTGTTGCTTCTAATGGTTCTGAAAAAATTTATGCTTCCACAGATAATCTTACAGTATCGGTAGAAGGAGCGGCTTTTACATTAGTTTATGTTGATTCAACACAAGGCTGGCTATTAAAGGATAATTAATCCATGGCTACTTATAAAGGTATACAAGGCTATTCGATTAAAAATTTATCATCCGATCCAGACACTCTTTCAGATGTTGTGGGACAAGTTTGGTATAATTCTTCTATAGGAAAATTTAAGCTATCGGTTCAAGGAGCGGCAGCCTGGTCTTCAGGTGGAGCGATGAATACCGCTCGGGGTAGTTCAGGGTGTGCAGGCACGCTAGCCGCAACAATTATTTTTGGTGGATATCGATCTAGTCCCTCTGGAATACTGGATCTGGCCGAAACTTATAATGGAACTGCTTGGACTGAAGTAAGTGATCTGCTTACTGCAAGACGAGAAGTTGGAACTATGGGAACTGTCAACACAGCCGTGGTATGTGCGGGCGGTGCGGGTCCAGCCACTCAACAGAAGACAGAAACTTGGAATGGAACATCTTGGACTGAAGGTAATAATATGACTAGAGCCAGAGAAGGAATGCAAGGATTTGGAACCAGTACGGCAGGAGTATGTGCTGGAGGAATTGTTAATCCAGGAGCCACAGCTTATAAAGATGTAGAAACTTATGATGGAACTTCTTGGGCTGAGGTAAATGATTTAAATACCTATCAGGAGGCCGGCACTAGTGGTGGAACGGCTACTGCGGGCATCGTTTATGGAGGGTATGGTACTGCCAGTCCCCCTTGGACAGCGACTGCTAACGTTCAAACTTACGACGGAACATCTTGGACTGAAACGAATAATTTAAATACGGCTAGAGCTTATCTAAGCGGTTTTGGAGATACCACGGCTGCTGTAGCGGCAGGAGGCGGTTACCCTGCGTCGACAACGGTCGAAGTATATGATGGAACTTCTTGGGCTGCTGGAACGGCAATGGCTCAAGCTAGACGAGGAGGAATGGGACAACATACTGGAAGTGGAGGTATAGCTACAGGAATAGGGTGTGGTGGATATAATCCATCCGATGCAACCATCACGACTACTGAAGAATATGCTAATGCCCCAGTGACAGCAAAAACGGTGACAGTGAGTTAAAAATGAATTATAAGAAACTAAAAGGAGGAAACTATGGCAAATACATATTGTACAGCGACTAATACTGGGAAGGGATTCTTTACGCATGAAGATCGCGGGAATTTTTTTCTGGCTGGTCATCCTGGCGATGTTTGGGTTGTAGGCAATAACGCTGCAGGTATATCCTGGATCAATCGAGTGAGTGGTACTGCTAAAGTAAAAGCAGAAGCTCAAGCGATTGTGGATGCTGAAGTAGAAACTGCGCAAGTTGCGTGGGATGCTTTATCTGCAGAAGAACAAGGCCGAAATTCAAGACCCGTAAAATACACATTACCATAGGATAAATATAAATGACTGAATATAAAGGCATTAGAGGATTCAAAGTTAGAAGTTTGGGTTCTGATCCTACAAATAACTCGGGACAAATTTGGTACAATACAACATCAAACGCTTTAAAATATACAGGGGGAATTGGAGCTTGGTCATCCGGAGGCGCTTTAAACACAGCAAGATATGGTGTAGTAGGAACTGGAACTCAAACCGCAGCTATAGCTTTTGGAGGATATTCGTCTCCTCCTAGTACGTATTATAATAAAGCGGAAACTTACGATGGTTCAACTTGGACAGAGGTTACAGGTATGGGTACAACAGCTTGGTTACGAGGTCGTGCAGGAACTCAAACCGCAGCATTGGCTACCGGTGGAACGTCTCCTCCGGATAATCGAACAGCTAACTCTGAAACTTGGAATGGTTCGGCCTGGTCAGAAGGAAATAATTTAAATACAGCAAGAAATGTTGGTAGCGGAGGGGGTACATCAACCGCAGCCCTAGTTATTGGTGGATATACAGCAGATCCAGGAGCAGCTCGAGTTGCAATCGTAGAAAAGTGGAATGGAACGAGTTGGACAGAAGTTGGAAATATAAATACAGTAAGAGATCAAATGGCACAAGCAGGTACAGCAACTGCATCTTTAACCATTGGAGGAGACTTTGGACCTCCTGGGAAGACAGACGTTGTAGAATCATGGGATGGAACATCATGGACTGAAATTAATGACATTAATACTGCTAGATCAGGTCTAGGGGGAGGCCCAGCGTCATCAACCTTTGCTTTAGCTTTTGGTGGGGAACTTCCTCCAGGAGGTAGCACAGGATTAACAGAACAATATGATGGTACAAGTTGGACTGAAGCAGCTGATTTAGCAACTGCAAGGAGGCTGATGGCTAGTGCAGGAACGGCTAGTTTAGGTTTATGTATTGGTGGATATGCACCTCCAACTCAAACCACAGCAACAGAAGAATGGAATTTAGTAGATACAACTAGAACGGTGACGGTGAGCTAATGGCAAATTATTCAACAATCAAAGGTCTTTCAGTTCGATCCTTATCTGCGGATCCCCCAACATCAACCGCTACAGTAGGTCAAGTTTGGTATAACTCTACAACGGGAAAATTAAAAGGATTTGGTTTACTAGGAGCCGGCGCATGGGCATCCGGAACCTCTTTAAGCACAGCCGCCACCTATGCATGTTGTGCGGGTACAAGTAATTCAGCAACTATAAACTTTGGGGGAAACACTGGACCTCCAGTTAGTGCGAATACAGAATCTTACGATGGAACTAGCTGGACTGAATTGAATAATATGACAACGGCTCGACATAGTTTTATGGGAGCGGGCACTTCTACAGCCGCACTGGCTTCAGGAGGATATACAGGAACCGCTTACACGGCTAACTCAGAAGAGTGGAATGGTACGTGTTGGACTGAAAAAAATAACATGACCTCCAATTATGGATACGGAGCCGGCTCTGGAACAACAACCGCTGCTTTCATTTGTGGAGGATTGAATCCTCCTCCAACTATAATTGCTGCAACCTTAGAATGGAATGGTACTTCATGGAGTGCGGGAGGAAATCTAGGTAATTCAAGAGAATCCAACCGAGCAGTAGGAACCTTAACAGCAGGAATGACTTGTGGAGGAGATGCTCCAGGTGTAGTAGGCGATACTGAACTATATGATGGTACGTCCTGGACTGCTGCATCAGCGATGACTTCAGCCAAAACACAACATGATGCATCGGGTACTCAATCTTCAGCCATAGCTTATGCCGGAATACCCTATCCGAGCGCCTCCGCCAAGACAGAACTATATGATGGTACAAGTTGGAGTGAAGTAGCTGATTTAGCAACTGGAAGATATGGAGTGAGCGCAGGGGCTACAAACCAGACTGGTAATGTATCTGCTTTATGTCTTGGAGGTTCGGTTCCTCCACCTAGAGTTACAACCGTTGAAGAATGGGATTTTGCACCTGCTATTAAGACCTTTACTTCTTCATAAAAAAAATTTTGGTTAAACTTTTATTAGGGTCCCATATTTTATAGGATGAATTTAACTTGTGTTTAATTGAAAAATAACTATATTGAAGAAAGAATGAATAAAGACAAAAGAAATATCGTCCCAACCGCAACGGCTTCATCTAAATATCTTTATGATTTGTTAGATAATTCTCAGGCTTCTGAATTTAAACAGATGGTTCCTGAATTAAAGGATACTTGGGTGAAGAAACAAGTGTTTAGAACGGAGACCGAAATGCGATTTTCTGTTTTAAACGATGCAAAATATGGTACGAACGCTGCTAAATACTGGCAATCGGTCCGAGAACAAAATACCCATTTTGAAAATTTAATGAGTCTTTCTTTTGATTATAGAAAGAATG